CTCGGAAGTCTTTGAAGTGATTTGCACCTTTGGGGGTTCCTAAAAACAGCGCCCAGCCAAGACGGTCAGCGAGAGCAGGGCGAACAATCTCATTCCATATCTTCGGGTTTTGATCACCGATCTCATCCAGAATAACGCCGTCAAAATACTGGCCCCTAAGACTGTCAGGGTTATCCGACCCGTATAGTTGGATTCGTCGTCCAAAGAAGTCTACCTTGAGCTCAGATATGTTTGCGGCAGTATCTAACGGTTCCGTAAACTTGACTAGGTAATCCCACGCTACCCGCTTTGCCTGCCCGTAAGTAGGGGCAATATAAGCAAACCTCGGGGCTTCCTTTTGGCACTCCAGCGCACAATGTATAAGCTGGTTCAGAGCTGCGACTGTCTTGCCCATCCTGCGGTGTGCGACTACGACCACAAAGCGGTGATCGCGGACAGCATCGTGAATCTTTCTCTGCTGTGCTCGGGGTTTGTACCCGGTAGCGACTTCTCGCTCTGTCATATACCCGTGACCACCTTGATGGTCAGCGGTCCATTCTCTGCGCCTGTAACCTCAGTCCTAGCCAGCTTAGGTATGTGGTACTCGATTGCCTTCAGGTAGATGTCGCACGCCTTCTCAGGGTTACTCGCCGCGACCTGATTTAGCCATCCTATGAAGTTCTCAGAGTTTTCCTCAGCCATCCTAGCGATAGCCTCGCGGACCGCGCTAGTGGCCTTATTTGGCACTCCTGCGGGTCTTCCCATACCTGCTCTCGGCGGTATGCGTTTTACAGAAGTTGTTTCTAGTTTACTGTCTTCCATGTCCGAATCCTTGGTGGTTGTTCGGGATAAGTGTGGTAATTATACAACAGTTTAATTCTTGCACGAGTGATAAAATCTTACAAACTTGAGGAGGTTTTATGTCACCAATTGTAAATACCGACAAAAAAATGCCTAAAGCAATGCTTGAGGCTCTTACATTACACGAAACCTTTTGTATTGCTTCCGGTATCAATGTTGTTACGACAGAACAAGTAAAGCAATTTTTGGAGCAACGGTTTAATCAAAAACTAGCGGCACAATTTAACCCAGATTATTTGTTCAATAGCCAAGTCGTCTAAGAGTTTCTTCGTCCAAAATTCCGGCATAAGGCTTCATTTGTAATGCACGAATATCGGTTTGCCTTGGGCTTGTTGGAGATGGAATTCCCCTTTCTTGCACAACCCTTGGCAACAACTCAAAATGTTTATATTTCTATCAACCCGACCAATGCCCTCGCCCGGCACTCCTTTAGGATAAGAAGCATGGCCCGAGGCTTCAATTATTGGCCGGTCAGCAAATACTCGGCCGATGTTCATAATTTGAGCGTCTGAGCCGCCAAACTGTTTTGGATCTGTAACCGCAAGCCGTGCCTGACCAATCCCAAGACCGCCAAGCTCTCTAAAGTTTACATCCAAAGTTTGTTTGATCTGCTTCCTTTTCGCATCTGAAAGAGATTGATATTGGGTAATGCTTTCTGGGGAATCAATCCCTTTCCAATCATCTGCAATCTTTTTAATTTGTTTGTCAATCTGCTTTTTTATTGTTTTGGGTAATGCGCTCTCGGCATAAGACAACATTGTTTCCCCGGTAAAGGTGGCAAAATCACCGCCAGATGGGGCCATACGCCACGGAATGTAAAGTGGGTCTTTACCAGTCACTTCACGCAAAACCTGAGCGTTATTCATAATTTGTTTTACAGGGTTTTTTGCTGACGCCCAAACCATTCCGGGATTTGCAAACATAAAGTCTTGCCCGCCGGGTAATTCAACAGGTCTTTTAAGGTTTACATCATTGATTGATGTAAGCAACCCACCGGCAGCAGTCCTATCAGACATACTTGTAATGAACGGATAACCTTCAAATTGTGTAAGAGAAACTGTTGGCGCTTCTAAATTTGCCGTTGGTTCAACCCTTGTTATAGTCTCTTTTATTTTTGCCTGTTCTTTCACCCTTGGGTCAAATCTTGGGTCGTATTGAACATCAGCAAATTTTGTAATTCTTGGGCCAATGGTTCCGGCGGGGGCGAACCCCATAGGGCCACCCATAATCATATCTGTCAGGCGGGCTAGTGCTGCCTCGTCCGTAACCCGTGTCGGCCTTCTTGGGTCTGCAAAGGCTTGGTTTTGTAAAGCTATGGCTTCCTGACCAGACTGACCTATGCGCTGTCCAGCAGCAATGGCGCGGTCACGAAGTGTCCTGCCGATCCCGGCTAGAACCTGACGGAAGTCTTGCGTGTCCTCCGGCAGCGTGCCGTAGAACATATCGCCATAGTCAGCCACGACCCTTTACCTTCTTACAAAGTCGGTCCCAGTAATACTTTACTTTCCAGCAGATGTCGTTCCAGAGTTTTTTCATGGTTTCTTAGTGAGAATGACTCTCATTGCGTCTATTGCACGGGGTACGGCCACAAGCTGTTCAGCTTGTATGCCTTCGGATTTCATTACCTCTTGGCCGAGTTCTGAGATCTCGTACTCAAGGCTTTGTAGGTAAAACCTTTCTTTCCAATTTAAGTACCAAGACCAGTCTGTGTAATATAACCAAGACCGTTCGTTAAATGCTCTAACGTGGGTTGGGTCTTGCCACGCTCCATAGGATAAATCGTAGGGGACGTGGATGTGAAACTCTCCGTCCTCGTGTAACAAGTCCCGGCAGTTGGTCATTGCCGTTACCAGATCAGGAATATGCTCTAAGACGTCGTTGGCGATGATCTCATCGAACATCCCCGGCTCTACTTGGAACTCGCCTAGTCTTGTGACTATGCGCTCGCCCCACGGAACCTTTGTAATGTCTAGCACCCAGTCTGGGTTCTTTTCCGGTTGGATGTCGGCGTTTATAGAGTCCCTACGCCAATCCTTGCCAGAGCCTAAGTTAAGACTTCTTATAGACGACAATGAAATCCCCCCAGAAATCTGTAAGGGTCTTAGTGTAAAGAATTTCGCAGGGCATATTGTTTCTAGCCGACCACTTTTGTAAGGCTCTAGCGGCGTCTGGGTAAAACCTCCAACAATCCTGTGGGTGGGCGTGGTAGTCGCCTCTAGATGGAGCGTTTATGTAAAACATCCCGCCCGATCTTAGGATTCTCATGCCCTCTAGAAATGTCAGCCAGAACATCTCTGCGTGCTCAAAGCATGAGCTTGTAACTACGATGTCTGTGCTTGCGGTTTCTAGCGGAAACTTATATTCGTCTTCTAGAACTATATCGACTCCGGGACCGGGTTCGTAGTCCAGACCGATATAACTGTAATGTTTTGGGCAGACCTCTCGGATTGATCCGTTGACGATCTGCGACCCGATCTCTACAACTCGGGCTGAGTCCTGTGGATAAGTCTTATAAAACTCATCAACGCTTTGTAGTGCGCTTGCGTGCATTACTTGGGTTTGAAGCGGTCTTTGAGCCTTTGGCCGAGGGCTTTGAGCTCTTGGAGGTCCGCTTGGTTTTGGGGGACTTTGGCTCCCCAGCGTTTGAACTGCATGGCTGCGGGTGTAGGCGCTCCGTTCTTGTCTTTGAGAGGGTGTCCAGCAGACAGCCCTTGTGCTGCTTTGCGGAAAATGAACTTCCCTCGGTCGTACTGATCGCTTCTTGACGCACCCTTAGTTGACCGGACGGGCTTGCGAACACTACCACCCTCGCGATTGTATTCAGCCATCTTCTTAGTAGTGCGAGCATCATATTTAGCAAAAGCCTCCGCTGCTTGTCTGACGGTGCGCGGCATTATTTCTTGGCCTGTGCGCCACGCATATTGGCGATTAGGGACGGGTACTTGGTCCCGGTTGATTTGGCGAACCGCTTGGCAGCAGCCTTCTGGTTCTTGGACAGTTCTTTAGGTTTGCCCAACTTTTTTAAGGTTCGTGATCGTCACCTCATCCCAGCCCCACTCCATCGGCAGGTCCATCACCTTTCCCAGCCCAATTAGAACCCAGATCGAGTCACAGATCGCATCCAAAGCATCTGCCTTTGCTATCTGCTCGTCTTGCTTGTTCTCGGCTGCATGGAACCCGGCCATAGCCTCTTCCAGTTCTCCGATCTCTTCCCGCACCAAGTCTAGGTAAAGACCAACTCTCTTTTGGTCTGGGGTATGACCAGCAGCCCTCATAAAAGCATCCACATCGTAGAAGATACTCATTTGATCCCCATTTGTTTTCGGTAGGTGTGCATCAGGTTCTCGGTCAAGTCGTCTAACTTTGTCTGCTGCTCTTCTAGAACATCTTTTATCGACCAGAGAATTGCAGAAACGCTAGTGGTGTCGTGTTCTGCCAGAAGTTCTAGTATTGCTATCGGAGCGGTCAGATCAATAGACACTTCTTCCACTAAAAGCCCGGCTTTGTAGGATGTAATTTCAGAAGGGGAGGTCATCTGGCATCTCCGCAAAGTCTTGTGCTTTTGGTTTCTTGGCTTCTTCAACCTTCAGGCTCATAAACTTGCCCGTCTTTCCTTCCTTGATCCAAGCGGCCAGCTGATACTCTTTCCCGTTTACGTTGATCTTGCCTTTATACGCGGGAGCCTTCTCGTTCTCAGACTCGTTCTTAAACAAAACTCCAGTATTAGTGTTGTCGTACTGCATTTTTACCTCGCTTCCATATAAAGACCCACGTTACCTAGGCTATAACCCAGAAAAGCAATGCCCAAGCCCCAATTGCCACGAACAAACAAGTCCACCGCACAAATAAGGTATACAACTCCCACCCCCGCTATCAGCCACGCCGCCATTCTGACCACACGCTGAGAATAGATACCGCGGTTATAAACAATAAGAATTTGGCAGGACCAAGAGAGTCCCAATCCACCACGAATACTGTGAAGTTCATGCTGCCTCCTTTTCTACGTCTGCTAAAAACTTTTTAATACTTTCTAGCAATTCCGTAATTTCTTTTTCTGTCGGGGTGTAGCGCACGATGAAAAGTTGTTTGGACTCTCGCACCCGGTTATCGAAACTTACAAAGTCAACCCACTTCCTGCCAGTACACAGAAGCTGGCAGATCATCTGTCGCTTGTATTTGGTAGGGACTTTGCCTTCTGAGCGGTATCTGAGGTGGGTGGAGGTTCTGGGGCACTTGATCTCGATGAGACCTTCATCCCCGACCAGTCCATCAGGAGAAGCGCCAAACCATTTGATTTCTGGGTGGAGCCAGAATCCCGTTTCGGTGACAAAAGTCCCTGTATGGGCTTCATAGGCGGCACGAGCTACGGATTCCATTTCGGTCCCGCGCTCCATGTCGGCAGAGACAAAAGAATCCTCTACGTTCCCGGTCTCTCTTTCCGCGACTAGCTGCCATAGGTAGTTTTGATATGCGGCTGTCGTTTCGGCAGCGCAGGCGTCATTAGCCCGTGACGCTGTTAGGCAACCCAACCGGGCCTGCAACCACTCCGGTGTGCCTTGTTTGATTTCTTGCGAGTTCATCGCTCAATCTCCTCTTAGCAATCTTTAGTTCACTTTCAAGCCTGTCCACCGACATCCGCAGTCTTTGTGCCACGGTATGTTGAAGATGGTACGCGTACATTATATAACGCGCCTTTAGAACTTTGCGGTGCTTTTCTGATAGTTTTCTGACCGCCTGTTCAATTATTTCCCCGTCTATCATGTCGGGTTCTATCCTAGGTTCTTCGCCTTCCCAGACATCCTCGGACTCGTAGTTACCCTCGGCAGAAGCGCAGCGGGTGCGTACCTCTGGACCCAAATGCCCCCACGCGCAATACCATGCCCAATTTTTTAGTCTTTCTTCCGAAACCATAGGTCGTACAAGTCTGGCCGATGTTCCTTTATAACGGGTTTCGCGGATTCTATAAGATTTGTTGCGTCAAAGCCACAGGTCTGGCTTCCAACGTGGTGGACGTAGGCTCTGGACACCCAATGGGTCTTGCCGGCATTAGCCATGTCTAGGCATTGCACATCGTCTGAGTACCAGTTCAGGGGCAGGAAATCCACCCAAGCGTCCTTCTGGACATAGGCACAGATAGGGGCGATCACTTCGGTCTGGATGATCTGATTCTCGGTCTCCCAGCGGAACCACTCCATCTTGCCTTTCCCGATACGGATATTTTGGTATCCTCTAGCGTAGTCGCTTCGGCACGCGACATAGCCGAGGGGGATATTTTCACTTTTGAGTTTGGAAACGTCCTCGGAAAGTGTCTGCCATGTGTACGGGGTGAACACGATGTCATCGTTACAAACCACGATTTCATCAAACTCTTCAAAAGCAGCCTTACAGACTTTGTTGTAAGCATCCCCAAAGTTCGTGGTGTCGTTATCCATAACGACCGTCCTGTGCCTTGGGAAGATCATTCTAGACCCGGATAAGAATACGACTACATCCTGCGGGACATAAGCGGTTACAGAAGCAGCTAGGGTCACCAGACAGTTGGCGTTGACCGTGGCTATTGCGATTGCTTGCATAACTCTAAAACCTCCTCTAAAAGCTCTTGTTCTGTAAAACCGTAATGTTTCGGGAACCCCTTGGTTCCTAGTCCATGAACTCCAGTCTTGCCTCTATGGTGTTCTGGGCAGAGGGGTATCGCATGGTAATGACTACTGCGGCCCCATCCCTGTCCGGCGCGCAGGTGGTGGATTTCAGCAGGCGTTCCAGCGTATCCCAATCGCTTGCAGACAATACAACCGAGTTCTGCGACTCGTGACAAATGCTGTTTCTCATCTTTGGTCACTCAACTTAACCTCGTGTTCTATTGCCCATTTTGTAACCTTCTCTACATAACCAGAGAAGTCAGCAAGGTTTAACTCTGCCGTACTCGGTTCTAGCATCTTTATGCTGCCGTCTGGCAACTCCATCACGCGCTCAGACAGAAACAGAGCTCGCAGGTACTCGTGCCAAACACTTGGTTCGTATGCTTTGCCGGGGACTACTTGCTCTGATATATCGGTCAGAATAGCCCAGTAGAGCCTGTTTTGTTCTAAAGACCGTTTGGCAGGTTTAACCTCGATTACATGACCATCTGGTGCTGAATCCACCATCTGATGTGCAATCTCTCGGTTGTATTTCGTGAGAATCATAGGTCATAGACCCATCGTATTTTGTCTGCGGTAGATTGTGCTTTAGGTCTTGGTCTTGATGGAACTGACCATTCTGCTCCTTTGCTTATATGATCTTTTTTCCAATTTGCCGCTGCGTAAATTGTTCCTGTATGAACTTCTGTATCTTGATACGAAACAAGTTTTGTAACCTCTGGAAATTTGACCTTGATGTTTTTTACCATTTTCCCAAGCATCCAAGTTGCAGAAAATTTAGGAGCATCAGGAGCAATTGCAAGTCTGCGTAATTCTAAAAACATTCCCTGTTCTGCTAGTTTTCTTGCAACTGGAGATGTCCAAATTGCAACCGCAAAACAATGATCCTCAAATTCAGCACCATAAAATGCCGTTAATTTATTTCTTATAAGATTGCTTTGTTCAGTTTTCGGTAACCTGCTATGCCACATTTCGTTATGTCTCATGGCAAATTCAACACCAACT